TGCGTGAGCTTGATGCGGTGGTAGATGCGCTTGAGTCTGTGCATGGCGGTGTGATGCCTCGGCTGCGTGACTATGCTCAAACTTTTTTTGCAAATTTGCCTGATACTTCTTGGACTGATACTAAAAAAAGACATTATGCTAACTACATCGATGGGGTACTGGGTGTTAAGAAGTTGGATGAGATATTGCCTATGCACATCAAGGAGTGTATGGCAAAGCAGGAGCGTGAGGGCTTGAGTGCCAGGACGATTAATACCACGCTTGAGATACTTCGACCCTTGTATAAAGATGCGATTGTGAATAGAGTGCTAATGTTTTCGCCTTGTGAGGGGCTAAAGGTGAAGATACCAAAGTCAAAAAAGATAGTGACTGATGCATCGATGCGTTTGCGTGAGATACATGCTGTCATCGTAGATGAGTTTAGGGATGATGGCTACTACCGTGCGTTGTACTTGTTTGCTTTGATGGGGAGGCGTAAGGGGGAGATACTTTCTTTGAAGTGGGAAAATGTAAGCTTCGTACATAATTATGTGGTGTTAAGCGATACCAAAAATGATGAAGTGCAAAAGATGTTTTTGCCTGAGGCTATCAAAGAGGCTTTGCAAAGTTTTTGTGATCCGCTTGATGTGTGGGTGTTTGCTTCACCGTATGACAAAACCAAACCTATAGGGAATATAGAAAAGATGACGGCACGCATCAAAAAAAGACTACCCTACTTTACGCTTCACTACTTACGCAATGTCATCGTTTCAGCGATGGCTGAGCAGGGGCGTGATGCGGTGTTTATGAGTGGTGCATTGGGGCATTTGTCTGCAAACACGATCGATAAATATCTTACCCTTAACTACCTTGCAGGCTCTAAGAGTGCGGCAGATACGATAGAAAAAATCATAGGGTCATGAAAAGTTCTATTATTTGAGCAAAAACCCATACTTATACACTCCGTTTTCACACTTTGTAGCCAAGCCTTTTAGTTTGTCCCGCAACTCTTTGATTAGGGTGCTATATCTCTCATCATTACTTTTGCTGTTCATCTTGCCTGTGGCATTTCTGCCTTGAAAATGCTCTCTGATGTCATACAATGAGGCGTTGACTTCTACCTTTTCTTGTGCATGATAGTAAGTCCATAGTGCTAACCCTGCATCGTAAACCTTTTTTGACTCATGGCTAAAAACAAGAGAATCTGTAGCCTTGTCAACAGGGGTATCAAACAAATGTCGGCTGGTGTTTGCTTTGATGGCACCCCAAATGAAGTCACTCATGAAAGTGCTCTCAAACTTTTCTTGTGCGTTTACTTGTTGCTCGCTGAATGGGATAAAATGATTTGTGCCATGTTTTGAACTGATGCGATTTTGAGAGTGAAAAAGCGAGAAGATGAGACAATCATTTTGAAACGCTACATCTTCTTTCCACCCGTCATTTGGATATAAAAACTGGTCACGGTCGTTTACCCATGTGGCTTCAATACAATGGCGAACAGCGAGGTATACGCACATTTCTTTAAAATTATTTTCGGTTACTGTTGCTGTTTTGTGTTGATTAATATCACTGTCCGTTGGGCTACTTGTGAAATAGACTCCATTTTGGCACTGCATATCGACCCCTGGCAAAATAATATGCCCTAATACTATCGAATCTGACTTATCGTAATATACTCTAAGCCAAGAACTGATAAATCCGCCACTCAAAGCATAAAACGATTTCTCTCCCATGCAAATACCTTTTGAAGTGAAAGTATCCGTTGTAACTTTTGCAAGCTCTTTTTTTAAAGATAAGTCCCAAATTAAAAATCCTATTGGAAATTTTCCCTTAACATTATCAAAAGTATCCCCTTGCATTACAAACCCAGTCAAACATTCAGCTTTAAATGTTTTTCTAAATTTAATAAAATTTTGAGAATTTATGTGTTTCATTTTTGAAAAGGTTGCCATTTTGCAATCTGGGATATCATTATAAATTCTTAAAAAGAATTGCACAAATAATTCCCTTGTTGCAGTCCCCACTGTTTTTACAAATCTTTCGTGGGTTTTTGTAATTTTTGCAACACCTGTTTTTGCAAAACCTGTTTCACTTTTTGCATGTACATTGCCATGCTCCGCATACGGTGGATTAATGTAGATAACTAACTTTTTTCTTTTTTGAGGGTCGTCAATAATTCTCTTTAGCTCTTTTGGGAGTTTTGAAAAATCATCGTTGAGAAAATCAAACTGAAATACATGGCTTTCTAGTAGGTTTGCACCATTTTTGATGCGGTCTTTTATGACATCTACATCTTGGGTGTCGAGCGTGGAGGCCCAAATATTGTATTTATTGGTGAGTCCATTGAGGAGGTTTCCTGTTCCTGATGCACAGTCCCATATAGAGTATTCGTCCTGCCAGCTTTCCCCTAAAGCATCTGCTAAATAACTTTGAGAGAGTTCGACCCAGATTTGAGGGGTGAAGAAGCTTCCTTTTCTTTCTCTTACATCTTGTGGGACAAGCAAGTCTCTTCTTGCCATGATGTATTCCCAATACTCCTCTTTGGGTGGTCTTTCGTATTTGTTGTAAAAAAGATTGTGGGCTTTTTGCTTGTCGTTGAATGTTGCTGTTTTTGCGCTAAAAAGCCCAGAACTATCTATGATTCTATCTAGCTCGTAGTGATCGTTTTGGAGCAATACAAAAAGTTTTTCTTTGATAGATTTGTTCTCTATGGAAAGGATGTCAGCTAGATAAAAGTCGCCATCAATGATTTGGTTTGCTTTGGCATGCTCCCAATTTATATTGATAGTGGGTTTTACCATTTTTAGCCACTTGTTGTAGATGATCATAAAATTATTTTTTGTAATCTTGACTTTTGAAGGGTTTTCTATGTTTTGCTTGAAGTTTGTTTTGATGAATTTCTTTAATTCCTTGCCGTCTGTTTGAAACTCAAAAATTAAATAGTCATTTTTAAGAACATGCCCTATCTTTTCTAGGAGTAGCTTGAATTCTCTGGTCTCATGGTTTGATGGCGTAACATTCCAGTTGAAGTCATTGGTGTAAAATATATCGTGTATGGCACTCCACTGAATCAATGCTATTTTTTCGGAATCGAAGACAGCAAGAAATGGCGGTGGTAACACTTTGTCGAATGTTCTAGCTTTCCCGATAGTAAGAACCAGCTGGGTAAGAGAGTTGTGTATATTTTGATTGCCAATTTTGGCTTCTGCCCACAAAATGGAACTGTGCCAATCGTCTGTATCGTCACCAAATATAGTGTCTTTTGGGTGTTTTACTGCTACACAAAAATCAATATTGCCAAATATCTTAGTTGTATCGAAATCTGAAAAATAATCTTGTGCTATTTTGAGTTTGAGGGATTCTTCTCTGATGTCTGTATAGGGCATGGGATGTTTTAATCCTGTTTTTTTGCCATAACTATAACCAAAAAACAGTTCAAGCCCACTTCAGGCTTCTTCTATGACAAAAAGATAAAGCCTTTGCTGTACGCTTCAGATATGAGTACAATAATGACCCCTGACCAGCAGCGCGCTGAAGAGATTTATCTTGACAGTATAAGTTATGAGACAGATTACAAGCCTGTGAGTTTTGCGCGTTTGGCAGAGCTGCTCTTGCATGAACGCATACAGACATCCTCTTCAGCATTGGGCAGGTGGAGTAAAAAGTTTGACTGGGATGAGAAAGCAAAAAAAATAGTCACGGCCGCTATGCTTGATGGTGGTGAGGCTTCAGACATCATGAAACGGAGTTCTTTGGAGAAAAACACCAAGAAGATACTCAAAGACTTTGAAGCCAACGAGCAACTCAAAAATGATGCATACAGTGTGCTAGCAGAGCAGATGAAACACTATGTAGCTGAGATGAATAAGTTTCACTCACTTTCGCTTGACAACACTAAAATAGTACTCAAAATACTTGAAGTGACTTCTACGCGTGAAGACAAATTGCTTGATAGGCAAGCACTATTGATGGCTTCCAAACTGACACAGTCAACCGATGTACTTGCGGCACTTCAAAATGAAATCATTGATGTAGAGATGGATGAGTAGATGGGTAGGATAGCACCGCTTGATAGACTGCGCTTCATCAAAAACATAGCACCTCAAATATTTGAGAGCAAAACGAAGACCCCAAAATTTCACATTGACTCGCTGAATCTTGTGGAAGATAAGTACCGTTTTACCGCCATTGTGGTGTTTCGTGGCGCATCTAAGACGACTATTAATAACAAAGCGTATGTGAGTACAGAAATCTTTTTTAACCATGAACCTTACACACAGATAGTGAGTAAAGATAGTAATAAGGCGATGAAGTTTGTGCGTGACATACGCAAACTCTTTGAAGCGATGATGCTAAGAGGGTACGCGGTGAGTCGTGGGGATGTGTGGAAAGACGACTACTTTGAAGTGCTGGTGGATGGGTACAAGAAATGTGTGGTGGAAGCCATAGGGGCAGGAGAAGACCCGCGGGGTAACACGGCGGACTTTGCAAGACCGACACTCATTGTGATAGATGACCTTGAATCTAAAGTAGGCAAATACCCAATCGGAAACGCAAAGAGCCGTGAGAAACTTGCTAACTGGTTCTTTGATGACTTGAAGCCTGGACTTCACCCGACCAAAGGGCGCATGATATTTTTGGGGACGATACTTCATAAGGACTCTCTACTCAACCGCTGTTTACATGACCCTGAGTGGGCGAAGATGATCGTGCCGATACTCAAAGACGGTAAAAGTGCTTGGCCGTCACGATTTTCTGTGGAAGAGATACTTCGTGTACGAAACTCCTATGCCAGACGCGGGAAGCTCTCTAATTTTTCGCGTGAATACATGAATATGCCTGTTGCGGATGAGAAAATACTCTTTAAGGAGTCTTACTTTAAGTACTTTTCACATGTTGAGTTTGAGGGACTGCCTGTGCAACGCGTCATCAAAAATGCTCAAAAAACACTACTCATACTCATACAAACACCACGCTTTGTGGTGTTTAATGACGACACAAAACTTGACTTAAAAGCTTGTGAAGTCTACACCACTGAAGATGTGGCAAGTGGAAGTGAGACGGGGGACAGAACGGCGATGGTAACCTGTGCGTATGATGGTGAGGGAAACCGCTATGTGCTTGAAGTCAAAAGTGGGTTTTGGGATCCCTTTGAAAAAGGAGTGTACGCCATAGAAACATACTTGACATGGACACCGTTGTTTTTTGGGATAGAAAAAGGCGGTATGCAGAATGACTTTCACTCTAGCATCGAAGTGTTGCAGCTTGAAGAGAAGGTGAACATCCCCGTGTACCCTCTTTCGCATGGGGGCATCCCAAAAAATACGCGTATAGGCAACATGCAACCCTCTTTTGTGGCAGGCAAGACTTGGTTTAACGCGAGTGATGCGAATACGACGGTGCTAGAGGCACAACTGGGTGCGTTTGATATGGAAACGGATAGCTCTGAGGATGATGAGATGGATGCCTTGGCGTATCAGGAGAAGTTTAACCGCTTTGCTGTGGTGCAACATGATGATGATGATGAACATGACGAGGGTGGTTTATATGCATGACAAAAAGTCAATGTTTAAGCAGTAGGCTTTTATAAAGAAAAATAGAGAGGCAAAGTATGCAAATAGATACGAATGACATGGACTACAAGCTGATAGACTACGCAAAAATCGCACAAGAAGAGGCTAGCGTCGCTTGGCTTGAGCTTGAGAATATTTATAATAATATCTCAAATGAAGAGATGAAAAAGTCTGCAAAAGACTTAAACAGGTCTTTTATACAAACGCCAATAGCCAGGGATACGGTACTCATTAAAAGAAGCATCTTTTCTACAAGTTTTCAAACAAAAGAGTTTCCTGTGGATATACAGAATGAAGGTGAGGAGAGTTCTGAGGCGGCCAGACAACTGCGCATCGCTACGGCGTACATGTGGAGAAAGAGCAACCCTTTTGTGGAACTTAATAAGGCGATGCTTCGCATGCTTGTGTTTCCTGTAGGAGTCGTGTACCAGTACTGGGACAAGGAGAAGAAGAGGATATGCATCGAAGAGTGTAACCCGATGGATGTGTGCTTTGACCCTGAAGCGCGAAATGCTTCAGATGTGAATTACCTCACTTACGCCTACACTAAAACGCACAGGGACATCCGCCACAACATACTTGAAGATGCAAAACTCACAGGAAAACAAAAGAAATATAGGTTTTTTAACAAACTAGAGAGTTATAGTGAATTTTTTGTGACAGAGTATGACCCCGTGACATTTGAGCCTTTTCGTAGGGCTTCGCTTACTGACATTTATATCAAAACTCTTAATGGGTGGACTTGCAAAACCTACTACTCTGAGCGAAACATCTTGATTCGCGTGGCAAAGTTTAGTGAGTGCCCTTTTCAGTGGGGGTTTGCAAGAGAGCAACTCTCTAGCGTTGATGAGACGATAAGAGCAAAGCAAATATTGGTGTATGGCCAGAGTGAGATAGACTACATCAAAGAGCATGTTAGGGCAATGAACAAACGACGCAATCAGCATAGTGACATCGTGGAAGAGCAGATAAATCCTTCTGTGTACATCGGTGTTGGTGCAAAAGTCAATGCCCACGACCTTAAACGAGGAGCTGGCTCAAAAATACCTGCAGGAGACATAGGGCAGATAGTGGAGAGACGCGCACCTACAACTAGCGGGTTACAAGATGACCTTATGATGCATAAAGACGACATCGAAACCACTTCGAGTGTCAATGGGCTGTATAAGGCACAGACAAGCGGAAGTGACAGGAGGGCTACGGGGGCGATAGCCCTGCTCTCTTCTCAGAGTTCTACGCGCATAGAAGAGCAGATAGCCACAGCAAACGATACGCTTTTTTCTCATGTGGCGAAGAACTTTGTGAAAAAGGTATATAGGCACATAGACGATGCTACGCTTAAGATGTTGGGTATTGAAAATCCAATCATCGGGATAGATCACCCTTTAAAAGAGGCTTTTGATTTTACTGTGAGTGTGGGCTTTGGATCTACTGCAAAACGACAAGAAGAGTACGCGGCGTACATGGAAGCATTGGCAGCACTGGGGCAGTTTCAGAACATCAACCCTGCGTACCCACAAGAGCTACTTCATAGAGCGATGCAAATAAAAGTAGGCGACTCTTTTGTGATAGATGAGGATTTATTTGCTGCAGTAGCGCAAGCAGAAGCACCCCTCACCCCTCAAGCAGGAGGTGTGCCAGGTGGGTTGTGACAAAAAATAAAAGAGGTGTCGGTATAGTCTAATGAAAACAAAAAAAAGGAGAGTTAATGGCAAAAGAGAAACAATTTGGCGACAGGGATTTGGGCACGGTAACAAAAAAGTTGCCCTCAGGGATGTTTGAGACAAACAGTGGCGAAAAAATCCCGCCTTTGCCTGAGGTGATGATTGGTTCAGTGGTAAGTTTGGAGGGACATTCGTTTGTGGTAAAGGGTGACAAAAAAGAAAAACAGACCGCACCTGCTGATACACAAAATGCAGAGATGGACGCGATGAGGGCAGAAAATGAACGGCTCAAAGCAATCATTAACGCTAAACCTCCTGCTAAGCCGACGCTTTTAGGCGATACGGGTAAGCAAGAGGAAAGACAAGTAGCCCCCAAGGTAGGTGAGTAATGGAAGATGATTTTTTGATAGATGAGCCTGAAGTTTTAAAGGCTGAGGAGGCTGATGCACAAACACCACCCACAACGCCTTCAATGGCAGAGTTAGATAAGGAGACTAAGCAAACCCTAGAAGAGCTTCGTGCGTTTAAAGAAGAGGCACAAATGAAGCAGGCGATAGAAGATGCTTCGGATGCACTTAGGGAGGAGTACCCCAGTTTTGACTTGGAAAAAATCTCTACCCTACTTAAAGAGATGCACAAGAGCGACCCTGCAAAGGCTGAACGATATAACAATCCCAGAGGATGGGAAACGCTACACCTTAAACACTTTGAGGGAAGTGAAGAGGAAGGGTCGTTTTTACCAGGTCGGAAAAGCGCGGTTGAGCCATTTGAATTTGAGAAGACTCAAAAAATGGCACTTGATGGTGACAAAAGAGCGATGCAAAAGCTCTTTGATAATGCAAAATAAAGGATAGCGTATGGCAGACAACATTTTAAACGCAGCACAAGCTGTAGAAAACAGAGAGAGTTACTATAATGTAATCAGGACTACGGGGCTTGGGGTTACGCCATTTTGGGAAACACTTGGGAATGGTGTAAGTGGAACGAAGTCCTCGGCGGGTAAAGGCTACAAGTGGGACTACCGCCCAGGTGCAGAGGTAGGTGTAGATAACGCACACGCGGAGGGTGCAAGAAGAGCGGACATCACAAGTTGGAATGCAGTGGAACTTTCTAACCAGTTTCAAATCTTTAAAAAGACTTCAGGGATTACGGGGTCACAGGCTGCTTCTTTTACGAAAGAAGAGATGCTTTCTAACATCAAGACGCAGCAGATGGAGAATATGAAACAACTTAGACTCGACATCGAAAAGGCATTACTTAGTGCCACTGCTCCCGTGCCTGCCCCTACTATCGCTACCGTTAGAAAAATGGCTGGCGTGAAGCAGTACATCCCTAGTTCTGCAGTTTTTGAATTATGGGGTGCTCCACTGAGTGTAAAAAAACACATCGATGAGGCGTTTAAGCTCATGTTTCTCAAAGGCATCGTGGGTGAAAAAATCATCGTCATGTGTGGCCCTGATGTGTTTACTGATTTGAACTGGTACTATGCCGATAAAAATCTACTCAAACAAACCGAAAATGCCATTATGGCAAAAAAAGACACTATTTCTACAGGCTGGCATGATACCGTGCGCATCATGGCGAACCCGAATATGCTGAAAAATGAGGCGTTGGTGTATGCTCCTAGTCTCATCAACCCTGTGTTGCTTAGAAGCCATAAAAACAAAGATGTGTCTGATCCAAACTTTGATGCAGAAGCAAGAGAAGATTTGTTTGAGCTTACTCTTCAGGTGCTTGACCCCTACGCGGCAGTGCACATCAAAAACATCGGAAGAACTGCTTAATGACACTAGCCCAGTTGCAAGACAAGGTAGATGCCGTCAAAATAGCGGGGCGACTGCCCCTTAGTGATGCAAAGATGGAAGTGTATCAGGCTATGGCGTTTGACTTTGTGACGCAACTGTGTTATCCGCTGAATTTGGCAATCCCATACCAAGACAGAGAGATATATCGTTTTATGGAAAACGAAAACGGTGTAGCGTGGTTTCTAAAAAAACCACGCATCGCAACAGTGGGTACTGAAGTAATAGACATCGACAGTAGGCTTGATATGGCACTTGTGTACTGCATCGCGGCGTACATGTCAAATGATGCTAGCAGGGCTGAGTTTGAGCAAAGAGCTGAGCGAGTCTGTACAGAGTACGCCTGTGAAGTCTTTAAGATGGGATTGCCAAAGGCAAAAGAGGTGTATGAGCAGGAGAGTTACATCGAGGGGGTGCACTTTGACTGCATCGGGCAAGTGTATGAGGTGAGTCTTTTATATGTGAAACTTATTATCGACTGCTTGTTATGTAACGGCGCGTGTATGAATGCGTCACAGGCTGCACAGTTGAGCTTATATAGAAAATACTTAGCAGGTGAAGCAATAGAGATAGGACTTGTAGAACGATTGAGGGCTGTGGATGCCGCGGTGTTTACTTATACGCTTAATCATCTTGAACTGTATGAGGCATATACGGCTGAACAGATAGGTGCGCTGAGCACAATACCGTGCGAGTTTGAGAAGATAGCAAAGGGTGAAACGGTGCAGTCCTGGGTAGAAGATGTGGATAGGCGTTTTAGTTTTACGCTGAAAGGTTAAACAATGGCTTTACAGATAGGTGATTTTGCTTCAAACTTGACTGCGGTGCTTGGTGCCATCACGCAGTCACAAATCTACACCGACATAAGGGCTATGTATGATGATAGAACCTTACAAAAAGACCAGTATGACAAAATACTCATAGCCTTTCATGAAAAAGCACTGGAGATGGCAGGAGTTGTGGCACAGGACTTTACACTAAAGGCACACAGATTGGATGAAATCATACAAGCTGACCTTGATGTCAAAAAGGCAAATGCTGACCTCACTAAAGCACAAGAACAAGCAGTGTACACGGGCAATGTTTTGACAAACAATCAGAGTGATACAGAAGTAGAAAAGAAAAAACTCATCATAGAACAGAAAAAACTCATCATAGAACAGCGCATAGGCTTTGATGACAATACTGTCATCGAACGGGCGAAGATAGCTGCTGAAGCCATAGGGATGATACAGAGTGGTGGTGGAATCGTTGACTCTAGGTTTCTTGATGAATGGGTAAATGCTATCAATGATCTTAGAACAGTGGCACAAACACACGAACAGCTACCTTATTAGGAGCATCTATGTCCTGTGGCGGTGAGCTTAGCAACTACGATCGAACAAAAAAAGCACTTATCAATGTAAATTTATGGAAGTCTAACTTTGTGGCGATATGGCTCAAATACGGCACTTTTAAAACCGTAAACGGCGTGCAGTGTTTTGACTACTACGACATCGATGGGGATGGTGAAGGGCAACGAAAGATGTCTAAGCACCTTAAGCAGCCTAACCTGTGGCAAGAGACCATCAACGAAGATCTTGATTATGTGCATCTTGTCTTTGATTTGAGTAGATATATAGAGCCAAGCGACGAGGGCATCGCTGCATGGCGCGAGGATATTAAAAATAAGCTTGCGACATACTCCTTTACTAGACTTACCTACACTATCGAAAACGACAGAGTGAACTCTTATGGGTTTTATGATGCAACTGTAAAAATAGAAGATGATTTTCTCAATAAAATAGCCCTGTTTATAGCAGAGAGAAGAAGAGCAGATGTTTATGGCTCTGGGGCGGTCGTTTTTGATGCCACACTGACACAAGAAGAAGTGGGGGTGTTGGTTGACTGGGCATCGGAGTACCAAACAGGGGTTGGGATTTTAGCCAGAACGGTGTTTCGGGTAAATATAGTAGGTGAAGCGATACGAGGCTTCATGCTCGAGCGAGGTTTCGGCACAGCAGCACTGGACGCACTGGTGATGTCTGGCTTTTTGGTGGGTACGGGGGACATAAGCACTGCACTGGTGAGTTATGGGCTACCTGTGGACGCGGTACGAAAAATGAGTGGGTATCAGTTTGTAGCACTCCTTGAAGGGGCTATGGCGTTTGACTATAAGGTAGATAGTAATTGGTACGATGTATTTTTGGAATTTGCTTCGCTCATCCTAGCAGGCATCGCTTTGTACTTTGGTCAAGTACAGTTGGCGGTATCGTTAGTGCTTTCTTTTGTGGCAGAAAAGACAGATAGCACAACTCTTAAAATCATAAGTGCGGCGTACTCCATATATACAGGTGGGCTAGACAACATCTCAAACATAGGCATAGCAGAAGCCACTTCTTTGCTGTTGCAGGTATACGGTCTTTATGTGGAGCTTTCATTTAAGTCCGAAAAAAGCACAGAAGAAGAAGTGGGTAAAGATGACAAAAATTTGCTTTACAAAGCCCCCTACTCTGCTTACTCGAAGTTGTATTGTTATAAGCCACTCATCAGTGTCTCCGTGGGTGGGAGCTACTGACAATAAAATAAAGGTTTTGTTTTATGATGTGTAATAAAAAAAACAAAGAAAGGACAAAAAATGACTGAGTGTGCAGGTGGGACTACTTTTGCCGAGTCAATAAAAGAGGTTGTAACACATCTTCCTGACATAGAGACAGTCGCGGGTAATATTGGGGATGTAAATACAGTGGGGCAGAACATCGCGGATGTGAACACTGTGGCACAAAACATCGCGGATGTGAACACTGTGGCACAAAACATCGCGGATGTGAACACTGTGACACAAAACATCACGGATGTGAACACTGTGGCACAAAACATCGCGGATGTGAACACTGTTTCTATGCACATAGATGATGTTGTAGCGGTAGTTCCTGCTGTAAGCGCGGCTCAAGCCACGCTTACACTTGTGCAGACAAAAGCAGCTGAAGTCGTGAGTGATGCAAGTTTTGTGTCACAGACGGCAGCGATGCTGTTTGCCGTGGGGGCACTAGGGGCAGGTGTCATAGTAGATACAAACGGACATCTGCTTGTAACACTAGCAGACCTGACGAACATAGAGAGTCTAAGCATAGATAACAACGGGCATTTAAATGCCGATTACACGATATAAGGAGTAAATATGCCAGTACTGGATTTAGGAGTAGTAAGACCTGTTTTTAGGGGAGTTTTTGATGTGGCTCTTGGGTATGATGTTTTAAGCATGGTTAACCACGAAGGCTTACTGTATATAGCAAAAGTGACGATTGTTGCGAACTCTGGACAAATACCAGGGGCAAGCTCTCTTTCGTGGGAAAGTTTCGGTGGTGTCACAGTAGATGCATTAGCATTTAAAGCACCACTATACAGACCAACCTTCACAAACTTTATCACTATTGGCGATAACGGTGCTGAAGGTGGACAGATAAATTTAAAAAAAGGCACATTAGATAATCTTATTGCAGGAAATAATGTCGTCATTGACGTAGCCTTCAACAGCATTCGTATTTTTGAAGAAGGCGGCAACTATAGGGGGATTTCAATCCCAATCACAAACATGAAAAACGCGATAGGTTCTGTAGTTGCTACTTTGGATGATGTGAATGCCAGAGCACCACTATACAGACCAACCTTCACAAACTTTATCACTATTGGCGATAACGATACTGAAGGTGGACAGATAAATTTTAAAAAAGGCACATTAGATAATCTTATTGCAGGAAATAATGTCGTCATTGACTTAGCTTACAATAACATTCGTATTTTTGAAGAAGGCGGCAACTATAGGGGGATTTCAATCCCAATCACAAACATGAAAAACGCGATAGGTTCTGTAGTTGCTACTTTGGATGATGTGAA